TAGATGTTGTGGGTGTTGTAGTACCACGCTTGACTCTAATGATAGCCATTAATATGTACCACCATCAATGATAGATGATGGCTGTAATACTTTACTTGTATCGATACCAAGTTTGTATGTGATTTTGGTTGGGGTATAATTCGTATCAACAACCGGATAATATATCAATCCATCGACAATAACTGAATTTGCATAATCAGTCTCAGAACTTGCTAAATCAATACCTGTAGTATCAGTGATTTCAAACATCTTAACATTATCAAGAATTGTTCTCTGTTCTGAAGTTAAGTGGAGATTTGATGATACATGAGTGTTGTAAGTAGTTAAAGCTACACCACCAAGTCCAGCAAGTGAGATAGTTACCGCACCAGTTGAACCATTGACACTTGTTACTGCATCAGTTGGTGTTAAGAGTTCTTGCCAGTTTGCAAGCGTTGAGTATGGTGATGCCTTTAAGATAAAAGACTTGTTTAAGTCAGTTCTAACGGCAACGTCACCTTCCTGTGCGTTCGATAAAGCAAGCATAGCAGTTTGACTTGCAACAACATAAGTGTTCGTCATTGCAATCTTCGGTACAACACTATCTGCTAATTTCCCACTTGAATCTAGAATAGGTACATTCCCACTTCCAGTTCCCGTGTTCTTTGTTGATGCAGTTCCTAAGTTGAGTGCAGTAATTTTTGTATCTATTTGATCATCAACTTTGGAAACTCCTGGTATTTTTAAGTAATCTGATTCAGCAAGTGGAACAGATACACTTGCCACCTTGTCTGCTTTTGCTATATATAAATGTTCACCACTAAAATCTACTTGTGGTTCCCCTGCTTTAATTGTTCCGCTGGTACCAGTAAGTGGTCCTGTTCCGGCAGTAGTTCTTCTTTTTATTTGAATTGTTGCCATTTAAATTCCTCCTATTTTTTCATAAACACACTGGTTATATTGTGCGTTGTATTTCCAGTCGTTAGTGTGACAATCCCATTTTCATACATGACACTTAATGAATAATCACTTGAAGCATATCGATATGAAATGGATGTATTTGATCCAACAAATAAAAACATTTGCTCTCCAGGAAACGTTACTACTGTATTGTTATTTATTGTGACATAGAGAATGGATTCTCTAAGTTCTACTGAGTTTGTTCCTGAAAAGCGATATGTACCAGATGTCACAAGGGTTAGTGACTTTCTTACAGGTAAATAACGATCGAAGATTTCATCATCTAAAGCTTCTACTCGAGTTTTGTCATTACTGATCAATTTTCTTGAATAACTAGTTAATGTTACTGATGTAGTTGTCTTTGTATAAGCACACAGAACCAGTTCATATAATCCGTCTGTTGTTAAAAGATTTGTAACTGTTAATGATGGAAAACTCCCGGTCTGTTCCTTCAAATATAGACTAACTGAATTATCTGATGTATTAACCCCTAAGACAACATATCCATATTTACTGGAATCCGGTGTCACTCCGATCGTTGTTTGGTTTTCTATATATATAATTCGTCCATATACAGAAACATACCCATCACTAAATGTAATCGTGTTATTTGCTAAGGTAAAATTTACCTCACTCTTAAGTCTCTTTAACACACCTACATCACTTGAGAACAGGAAATGATATAAATCGGAATCGATCTTTGATGTAACATTCCCACCTTCAAATGTTATTTTTTGTAATCCCATTAGAACTCACCTCCATCAATGTCTGTATTGGTTATTGTGATATTACTTGTTGAACCGCCACTTGTACTCTTACTAAGCAGCTGTATTTTTTCTGTTAATTTCACTCGATACTCTCCTAACGTAATCGTTGCATAACTCATTGAATCTTTAAATGTAATACCAGTAATTACTGATTCATATGTTTTCTTATTATGGATAAATGACACATAGTCTCCTAAATAGATATTGGTAAATGGTATAAAAATTTTATTCGTCATATCGATCATAAATGTGATATTGTGATCAAGTTTGGATGTTACCATTTCACTTCTTGCTTTGGTTTCCAATGTTCCATAATCATTGTCGGTATAAATATAACTCTTGGCCATGACACTTGTGTATCTATTAGATGATGTGCTATCTTCTGTTATTTCACCTGTAGTTAATAAATAATATGTTTTGGTTGGCTTGTTGAATCATTAGTCTCTACGTTCAGAATAGATGAAAAATCACTCTTGATTATCACCCCTTGATTGACACTGACAATCTTGAATGTAATCCCAGTTATACGGCCTCTAATATAAGTAACATCAGTATCAAAACTAAGACCATAACCTTTAGAAACCAGTTCAAATATCTTTGACATATTGATGATGTTATCCGATTCGAAACTAAGACTTCCAGAGACACTCGTTTCTTTGCTTATCGTTAAGTAAGATAGATTTTGTTTTAAGTCTGAATTATTTTTGAAGTAATCTGTAATAATTTGATATATGTAATCTGCTAAATCACCTGAGAAACTTTCTGCTAGTATATCCAAATTAAAAATCTCCCTGAAATCGAGAGACTTTATGTTTGTTGTATAATCATCGTTTAATTCGATACTTTCCAGAATACCAATATATGAGTAAATATCATTCTTGAAGACAACAATATCACCAATCGTGCAGTTAATATTGGTTTTGTTCACTTTGAATGTTGAACGCTTAATTAGAACCATATCTAATACTAATTCATATTGGTTACTGACATAAGCATTGTCTTTATACTGCAGAGTACTACGATCAAGAAATAATAGTTTCATATCCTAAATTCCTAGATAGCCTTCGAGTACTGTTACCCTGCAAATTGACTCAGTAGCAACTCCTGGTTTGAACTCTACTTCATAATCGCCATGTTCTAAAAATATAAAGTTATCAGATTCAAAGTCTTGTAGTCCATAGATGTCAGTTATTACTCCAGATTCATCCATCACCATTTCTTGTTTACTTGGAATGGAGTTAATGGTAATAGTTATATCTTCTGCAGTTAAATATAAACGTAATGTCGATACCACTTCTCCATTCTTTTTAATTAGAAGTTCTGGATCAATAACACTACCAATCATCTCAATAACAACTGGTGCATCATTCAGCCCATCGTTCTTAATAAACACTTTACCTTCATATGAACTGGAATAATAATACGGATACGAGTATGGATAAACCTTACCGCTAGATGAACCATTAGCAATAATCTCATACGATTTTTCTTTCAACCAAAGAGATAGTTTTTTAAAGACGATGTTGCTTTGAATAGTACCTGCGACTAATTCTGCTTTTGAAAGACTAGCTATATCTACATAACAATACGCTTTGAACGCATCATTCTCATAATGTAACTTATATTCTTTGTTACTCTTACTGATAAAATCAACAAAGGCTTTATAACCTTGATATCCTTTTAGAAAGATTAAAGTTTCAGAAATCTCTGATAAAGGAATGTTATATTCAGAACGAGCATAAAAACGGTTATATTCTAAGTACTTCATATCCAAAGAAAAACCAAGCCCACTTACTTGAGAGATGAGCGTTTGATTTTTATAATTAAAGTAATAGATATCTCCGTATTCGTTTTCTAAATAGAATTGTCTTATCATATCACACTACCTCCTAAAGCTTTATTAATGGAATCAATATCAAAGGTTGGTGATGTTGTATTTATAGTGATGTTATTTGTATTGCTTGTTGATGAGTTTGAGTTTGAGTTATTCACTGTACTCGATCCCTTTAAGTTGAATGTGTCTGAAAAGAAATCTCCAATTCCTCCAAAAAATCCACTCACTTTATCAGCTGCATTCGATGCAAAATCACTAATACCATCAGTTACTTTGTTAGCGATATTAGATATTCCTTCTGTAACATTTCCAAAGACACCCTTAACCTTCCCACCAAAGTCTCCTATTTTTGATGGTAAATCTCCAATCCACTCAAATATTTTCTGTATAAATTCAACAATCTTTTGAACAACATTGAGCACTGGTTCGAGTACTGTTTTAAGCACATTGATCGCTGGAACCAATATTGCATTTAATACTTCACCAACAACTGTAATGAGTGGTGCAAGTGCTTCTAAAATACCAGCGAACATTTGTATTTGTGTGATGAGTGGCATAAGGATAACTTCTAAAATAGGAACTAACAAATCAACTAACATCACAACCAAATCAATGATGACATCTAAGATTGGCTGTAAAGCTGTCATGAGACTATCAACAATCGCTAAGATAGGTGGAAGTAACTGCATGAACGTTTCCATAAGTCTTCCTAGTAATGCTTTGAATTCTTCACTTTGAAATAGAGCCATAGCTAAAATAGCAATTAAAGCACCAATACCTAGCGTAGCTGCGTTTATACCAACCCCTGCAAATATTCCGGATGTACCAACAGCTTTTAATGCCATTGATCCTGCATTCAAAAGTGGTCCTACTTTTCCAACAACAGATAGTACTGGTCCTATAGCTGCAACCAATCCAGTTAAGGTTGCAATGATTTTCTTGGTTCCTGAATCCATGTTATTCCATTTTTCAATCCAGCCTTTTAATGTAGGAATTACATTGTCTTTTACTTTGATAATAAGCTCTTGAATAACAGGTAATAGAGTACTTGCTAAGTCTACACCCAAACTAGACACGGCTTGTTTTGTGCGATCTAGTGCATCAGTAAATTCTCCTGCTTGTGCTGCTTGTTCATTCGTTACAATTCCTAGTTCTCTTGCTTCATCTCGCAAATCACTGATTGTAGATGCTTCATTTGATAGGACAGGTATGATGTCAGCTGCAACTCTTTCACTTAATAAGTCATTAGCTACACCAAGTCGAATCGCTTCATCTTCTACTTCACTTAATGCATCTCGTATTAAAGTAAAGGCTTCATCAGCATTCTTACCTTCTAAATCGTCAAGAGACAATCCTATTAATGCTAAGCTTTCAGCATACTTGTCACCATTACCTGTTGCGATGTCTCCAAGAATACCATTTACTTTTACAAATGCTCGTTCCATTCTTTCTGTAGAGACACCTAATATAGTCGCTGTATGATTCCACTCCTGCATAGCCTCAGCAGATAATCCAATCTTCTCAGCTGTGTCACCAATTTCATCTGCTGCATATGCTGATTTAATGGAAAAGGCTGTTAAAGCAGAAACGGCACCTAAAATAGGTACCGTTACACTTTTTGTTAATGTTGAACCAAGTTTACCAATCTTCTCAAAGTTAGCGTTGCTAAGTTGCTTGATTTTATCTGATGTTTTTTCTAATTGTCCATTCATCTTAGCTATTTCAGCTTCAGTGTACTGAACATTTCGTTTTAACTTATTAAATTCCTCTTGACTCATATCACCAACTTGAACAGCCTTTTTAGCGTGTTCAAATTCCTGGTTTTGAGTTTCAAGTTTCTTTTTTGTTTGAACTAGTATATCATTTAGCTTTGATTGCTTTTGTTTCCATAAATCAAGATTTGTACTATCATAACGAAGGTTTGTATTAATCGCACGTAAATCTTTATTTTGCTCTTTTAAATCTTTCTTGATTCCATTTAATTCGTTTTCTAAATCCTTACCATCAAGGGTTAGTTTAATATTTAATCCTTTAACAGTCTCTGCCATTAACGCTCACCTCCTATAATAAGAATTTATCTATATCTTTTTGAGTTGCCCTTTTTGATGATTGCTTCCCATTTATTACATTCATTTCAAGCTCTACAATCTCAAAATAGGTATCCAAATCAAAGCTCTTTGTGTCTTCAATTGAGATGCCTAAATGAGCAAGATTAAAGATGATATTGGCTGTTATGTTTACATCGTCATTATTTTGTGGGTGGTTTGGGTACCGATCCTTTTTGAAACGTCCCGAGCATATCACCTATCGTATTCGTTAGATTTTCAAGCTCATCTTGATTGCTTAAAATAGAGAAATCAAGTGACATCAGAAAGTCATTATAAGATTGTTTGGTGAATGGTCGTTGCAATATATATATAATTCGGAAGATGGTATCTATCACAGTAGATAGATCTTCTTCTTTTTTTGTTTTAGAGTTGTCTAGTTTTTTAATATCACTGAATAACTCTGTTGAGAACACATTACGGTAATCAATAATCGTAAATAATGATGAATGAAGTCGATACTCCTTTTCACCAAGTTTTAGTATTTTTTCCATAATAGACTATCTCCTTAAATAAATGTTGGCAATGCTGGTGCTGTTGTAAGGAATGCTGCATAGTTTGTATCTCCCACACCTGCGATTACTCTAAGAATAAGATTATCTCCTGATTCAATCGGTCTAGCAGTAATATTCAATGTGATTGAGTTCGCTTCAATGGAATCGGCTTTCGATTTACTAGCATCACCTGATGGAGTTGCAGTACATAAGAAGTACCAAATGCGTCTCGCTTTGATATCTCCTTGAATTTCATAACCCAAAGCGAATGTCTTTGTTTCACCATTTACTACTTCTACTAGATTCCCATTTGTATCTTCTAATACACCAAAGATGTCTTTTTTGAACACGTCATCAATCTCTGTGAATTTAAGTGTGACGTTAGATCCTGAGTTGGATACTAATGTTGCAATCACTTTATCATCTGCATATACTTGTGTGCTTCCACCGATTGCTTCAGTTGTAATCTCCTGTGCACCTTCTAAACGTTTAGGTGTAGCAAAGGTCCAACTACCATCTTCTGCTTGAGTTGCAAGTGCATAATGTACGTTTGTTAAACCAAATGTGACTTTATTACTCATTTAAAATACCTCCTGTTTAATTTCATATACTCTGTTGACTGAACTGTCTTCATTGACAAATTCAGCTAATAATTCAAATTCATATCCCATAAAATATAGGGATGCTTCTAGTTGTTCTTCTAATCCAATGTTTTTCTTTTCTGTGATCAGACTGACTTGAAAGGTTGCTACTTTTGCAACAGCTCTATCATCAGCATATACAATTGAACGATTATTGATTTCTTGATAGATGATATAGTTCGGATCAGATTCTAATCCTACTCTCGTTCCGTAAGATACCTTGCCTGGTAAAACAGAATTTAAAGTATCATATAAAGCTTCAAGCTTTTCCTGCATTAGACATCACCCTTTTCAATAATCGATTTAATATCTTCTAACATTTTAGGAGTAAGCAAATCAAACGATGGACGCATAAATGGTCGTGGTCCTACATACTTACCACTACGATGTGTAAAACCAAACTCAAGTAAATGTGTTAGTTTTCCTTTTTCATTGGAGAATATAACAATTGTCTTATTGATTCCACTACCTTGAGGTTCAGCAACGAATGAATCAGCAAATGGTTTTGAACCACCACTTCTAGGTGCATGAGTACTGATATACTTCACGATTTCCTGAGCCGTTTCATCTAGCTTCTTTTCAAATTTCCCAATAATGTCCTCAGCATATTCTTCTACCATATTTGAAATAGCAACTCCAAGTTCATCAAGCGTAATCAATGATGTCACTCTTTCTGATTTTAGTTCTACTCAAATAAAGTTCTATGAACTGTCCAATTTGATAGGTTCGTTCAATCTTGTATATATCGCCTGCGATGTCAGCGAACTTACTACCATCGTACAAGAAACTCTGAATTTTTAGTGCTACATCGATTCTTATATCTGATCGTTTGCTTTCATAGTATTCGTTTGATGTGATACTGAAATTTATGCCAATAACTTCTTTCGAGTTTTGAAGTTGATATACTGAAGATCCAATAGAATTTTGAACCAAATCCATAGTTAGTAGTTTTAAAGATATATTAGGGGAGTTAGGATACATTTTCGTTTGCTCCTTTTGTTAACGCAATCTGTCCTACCAACATATCAAATGTTTTAGGTAGTTCTTTTGCACTCCCATCATTCTTAAAACCAAAGAATGTCTTCACATAAATTATGATTAATGTACTAACCATTAGATTCGATTCATCATGTATATAAGAAGGATCAATCCCACAGCTCGTTAGGTATGCTTTGCAACTACTAATGTGAGTTGATAGTTCATCATCAGCATATGATTCTGATTCGGGGATAAGCAATGCTTTTTTCACAATATCTAAAATTGCCATGAGATCAATCCTTTCTTAATTTAGTCTAAGCTACTATTATGCAGCTGCTTTCTTTTTAATGCGTAGGAATCCGTTATAACCTACTACGTTACCACCTGTGAATACTGATGCTTTGTAGCTGATGATTCCGTCTTTGAATTTGTAATCCGTTGATTTACCGATTTCGACTGGTGAGAACACAGGTACTTCATAGTTTGTAAGAGCACCATAAGCGATACCATATTCTCCAGCTACTGTATTACTATCTGAGATAGCTTTACAGTTTGAGTTGATGATATAAGGAATACCATCGATTGTTTTATTGACATAATCAATTGTATGCACTTTTCTACCTTCTGGCGTTTTAAGTCCTGCAAATGCACGTAAGTCATTCTTATTCAAGATAAGAACTGCTCCACCTTCGACTTCTTCATCTCCACCATATGCAAAGACAATATCATCTAATGTTGAATCCGTAATTGCTTCGATTTCAAGTGGTGTAGTATCTGCAAGCGCTACTGCTGCATCGCTAAAGATTCCTGTGAATGTATTAGTCGTTCCTGCACCACGTAAGATTTGTTCACTGATTTTCTTTTTCAATGAGATGTTGATATTACGTAATACTTCTGCTTGATAAGGAATAGCAGGCAATTTTTCAAGTTCCTCTGTGATTTCTGTATAAGCAGTAATCTTCACTTTGGAAATAGTCAAGTACCCAAATGCTGGTTCTGTTTCACTATAAGGTTGTCCCTCAAGTGTGGTTCCAGCAATACCATTGCTCTTAACAAATGATTTCTTGTATGTTTCTCCACCGTTCAAATTGATTACATTAACACGATCAACAAGCGTTGAAACTTGTCTAAATGGTAATGGATCTAATCCTGAAGCAGTGTGATCAGGTAGTAAGATTTCTTCACTTGATACTTGGATAACACGACTCTCACGTAGGTTAGCAGCTCGTTGTTCTAGTTTTTCTTTGTCAATTTTAGTTCTGTTATCGATAACGATTGGCTTGATTTCTGTTTTACTAGCAATCGCCATTTTCTTATCAATAACGCTTCTTTCTTCTTGAAGCTCAGTCGTTTCCGTTTCAAAAGCTTCTAGTTTGGTAATATCTGTTTCATTATCGA